TTTAAGATTCCTATGGAGAAATTCAATGGGAAGTTTCCACCTATGACCGTGTCTATACTAGCGAAGATCGGAGTTGCTGACCAGATGGCAGATAGTGACGAGGGTGATAGCACTCTTGTAGCCAAGCTTAATAATATAATTTTGACAGTAGAGGAGTTAAGTCACTCCGATGAAGTTGCAAAATTGCTTCCTGAAGATATTCGTGCGACTTATTTGAATATGAAGGATGCTTCTGTTAAGTATTGGCATAAAGAGGCCAGTAATGAGCAACACTTTGGCCCCACCTATCCATTTGGCAATAATAAAGCCGCTGTGAGAACAAGCGTTAAACACCCTAGTGATGTTGTGCGCATGTTAAATGCATTGAGGAGCAAGGTTGTCCCTAATGTGAAAGTTGATGTCGGCAAGGTTGTCAACGAGAAGCGAACTACTTCTAGTTGCACCTTGAAGGCCTCTGGGTTTTGTAAGAGCGAATATTGTCGCGCAGAACACCCCAACTGTCTCGAAGTTGATGGTGTATGGCGTCCAGTAAAGGTGCTTCCCCGGAAGGAAAGTGCTGAGCCTGAGCCCACTGGTTTCACGGAGGTTAAGTCCAAGAAGAAGAAGAAGAAGCAAGCAGGTAGCGATCCTGCTGTTCTTAAGAACTTAGTGGAGGAGGCAAATTCGGCGAAATTAAGTAGCCAAAAATGCCCTTATAATCCGTGTAATATCAAGAATTGCATTAAGGAACATGATGCAGTAGTTGCGGATGAAAAGAAGTCTTATGCAGATGTCATCGCGCCCTCGGGCGATTCAGCTGTTGCTGATGAGGCGATTGTCTCTGGTAAGGTAGATAATTTCAGGACTAATGGTGTCTTCAGTCTCTACTTGAAGATGGGCCTAACCCCCAATTCCACTACCGACGGAATTGGGCAGTGTTGGATGGGCCCCCACCGTATCGAAACGGTTGCTCATAATTTCTGGAATGAAAACGGTGATCTACGTGCTTCTAATCTAAGTGATTACTACATCATTGGGAAGGATAGTACCATACATTATGTTGTTCCTGAGTCTGTCAGGCGATATAAGTTGCCTAACGCTGATCTTGTTGATGATTATGCTTCGTTTGAGGTCGATGTGCCTTATATGAAGGAACTTCATTCACAGGTCAGATATGCTCTTGGCGCTCCTCGCGTCGGAGATGGTTATGTGATGGTTGTCGCTCATCCTAGTCGTGGGATACTTTCTTTACCAGTTACTATTTCCAAGTTGGAGAAAAATATGTTGCTTCAGTATGATACTGATACAATCCCTGGTTATTCAGGGGCCCCAATTTTGGAACGTACATCTGGTAAAGTAGTGGCTAGACATAAGGGCGCTGTGAATAATTCCAAGCGTAATGCTGGGATAGGTCACAATGCAGTTATAACAACTATGTGTGGTACTGTTTCTCCCCAAATGGCTAATTTGATGCCAAAAAACTCCTAGATGGGGTCTTCGACATTCAGCAGAGCCAAGGTGATTTTCATTTTCTACAGTATGGTTTAACTGATGGTATTCAGGGACGTGCAAATATGTTTCCTAATATTGAATTGATTAATTTCGTTCAATCTAAGGGATATACTATTCCTGATAATTATTATGTTAGCCAGTTCGAGAGAGAGATGTTGGATAACGATTTTGCAAAATTTCGTCAATCTTACCCCTATTATCCCGATCGACAGAAAATGCGTATGGTTGATGATGCAATGAAACGTATCTTTATGCCATATATGTTCGCCGAGGTTATGTCGTTTGAAGAAGCAACGTCTTTTATGGATCTATCTGCGTCTCCTGGTTATCCGTGGAATCTAGTCTATCAAACCAAGCGTGAGTGTCTTAACTCTGAATATGATCTTCTGAAAGAGATAGTTCGGGGTATTGTTGACACTGGTGAGGTAGATTATTATTGGTGCGGAGTTCGCTACAGGAATTGTTATTGGTTGACTTCTCCAAAAGCCGAAATTCGGTCTATGGAAAAGCTTGGCAATGACGATAAGACAAAGAATAAGATTCGTACTTTCATGTGTGGTGACATTGTTACCTACATAGTGGGCATTATGCTTTACGCGAAGCAGAATGACCGCCTCCTCAAGCAAGGAGCTACTGATCATTGGTCCGCGGTTGGCCTTTCTCAGTGGTATGGTGGTTGGGATGTACTTAGTAAGATCTTGCTTCGGCTTGGTCTTGATGACTTTGTATGCCTCGATGCAAAACATATGGAAGCTAGTTTTTGTGACGCATTTCAGGAAGGTGTCTATGAATGTCGAAATGGGGGTATCTACGGCTCAGATTCTCTGAAGCGGTGGTATCTTTCGAACATAGTTTATTCTATGATCATTGATGTTCATGGTAATCTTGTCATGAAAACTGGGAAGAACCCGTCTGGTGGTTTTAACACTTTGACTGATAATGGTTTGGCGATGGGGCGATTATTTTTGTATACTGTTTCTTTTTCTTGCGAGTCGGTTGATGAGCTTGTAAAGGCTTGTCGTGAACTTCCTTGTAAGATTATGGGTGATTATTCGATTTTCATTAATGACTCTAAATTCCTAAGAGTTATTGATGTGTCTTCTGAGGTAGGCTTTAACCTCTCGAGGGAAGCGTCGGGTCCCATAGAACACTGTACATTCCTTAGCAACGGCTTTGTTAAGGATAGCAATAAAGGTTGCTATATATTTCGTCCCAATTTCGACAAGTTGATGTCAGGCATTTTGTTTTGGTTTAAGCAATCGTCTTGGAGGCTTTGCTTTGTGAAGCTTTGTTCTGCTCGGAAATTGGTGTATGCCTTTCCCGAGTGGAGACAAGAGGTTGACTATTTACTTCAGTATTGCCTTGACAGGCATAACGATGATATGGTTCGTGAGAATAAGCTTGATGAGTTGTTGACTTATGAGTCAGTACTTGCCAATCTTATGTCGAACTACGAGAATGAGATGTTGATTTATGGACCTTATGCGTAAGTCATTTCCTCGCTTGTTAGAATGTAGTGGTTGATTCCTTCCTCTTTGAGGTTCTGTGAAAAGGTAATAGTTATCTTCTGTTCGGGTTGAGCTCGTAAAACCGATGCCGAAAATAAGTTTCCTTTGGAAACTTTTTACATTCTTTTATCATATTAATTGAGCGATATCTTGATTAGTTATGTCTGCCAAAGCTACTCGTGCTGAGAAATTATTGGATAGAATAGGGCAAAGGCTCGGTTTGACCGACCAAGGGAAACAGTGGCTTATTGCTGCTTTAGATCCCTTCCATGACAATCCTTTGGATTGTACTGGTTACCCTGATGGTGCAGTTTCACCATGTGTCACTCGGACTCAAAAGTACACGACTACTCTTGGGGCCCCTCCCGGGGACACTACGGCGAATTGGGATTGTCTAATCCTTGATACACCCCATCCACAACTACTAAAGTTATACCCCTCGCAGATGAGTGGTATTACCGGCAACAGTCCTGTGAACAATCTTTACAATACTGCTGCTCCGGCTGTTCTCTTTGGTGGTTTGATGTGTATCACTGCACCGGCTGGTTCTAACTTTGATTTCGCTAGCATAGCTGCTGGTATCACAGCTGGAACATACCAGATTACTCCTCTTGTCATCGACCCTACGTTGACTTCTGGAGATTTCCGTATTATTGCTAAGGGCTTTGAAGTTCATAATGTAACAGCTGAGCTCTACAAGGGTGGTACTGTTACCGTCTTTGAGAGCCCAATTGATTCATATGAGCTTTCGCAAGCATACGGATTGTACAATACTGGTTCACCAGCTGCGGCTGGCACTTGCAGTGTTATTGCTAATCCTCAGTGGCCTGGCTCCTCGACTACCGCCTACTCTCTAGTTAATTCTAGGCAGTGGGAGGCTAAAGATGGATGTTATGTTGCTGGGCGGCTGCAACAGAGTGAGATTCCTATAGAAAACGGGTTGAACTTCGTATCACCCTTCTATTATTTCTCTCAGTCTACAGTTGCTCCTATTGCAGGCGCA